AACCATAGTTTTACCGTTATTATCCGGATTAACAGGATCATTTACAACATAAACATTAGCAAGCCATTTTTCGGAACGCATAATCTTACTAGCGATCGCCTTTTCTTCATCATTACCTCTATAAAATTTATAGCGGGTTTCTGCAATTGGGTCACGGTCACCGAACGTCTGAGGCGAAATCGCTGCTACATACTGACCTGTAGAAAAGCTATTCCAGCCATGTTGAAAATAATGAAAGAACGTCTTCGACGGATCTGCAGCGAACGGCAGAAGTCGCACCGTGTAAGTATTGCCTGGTTCAGTACGCAGGATATTGGCATTATTTGATGATTTCCCTTCGTCAGCTGCTAATGCACCGCGAATGGATTCGAACATTGATTTTGTTATATTACTCATGATTTAATTATATTTTATTTTTTTTGTTTTTCAAGATATGTTTTAAACATATCGATATTTTTTTTTGTTTGGTTAGCCGTGTATAGTTTTGTTCTCAAATATTTTATTCGAGCTAATGACGGTGAGAATGTTTGTTTGATGTTATAATCTAACAACGTTATTATACTATCAAATTGTGAATAGGCAAATAAAATATACACATTTATTTGCCTGTTTTTTAAATGATTTAAAAATGCATTATATAGTGCACCGGGCTCCTTATGAGCTATATAATGATTAATGTTTATATTTTGCTGTTTGCAGTAATTACTAATAAAAATAATACTATCTTTTATCTTCTGCAAACAAACTTTACTTCCAGGATTATCGACTAAGAAGTTGTCGTTGTATTTTGTATATACGCTAATTGCTTTATAAGAGCAGAAAAAACTTAAATCGAAATGATCATCTCCATATACAAAAAAAGGAGCCTCGAAGAAGCTTTTAATATTGACCTGTTTATGTTTCTTAAAAAATTTACTCAGCTTTACTACAGCTGCATATTCAGGCTTCTGGTCAAAATCTTTAAAGTTTTGACGTACACGGAAGGGCTTATTAACAACAGACCTCGATACCGCTAAATATGTATTGTAAATATTTTTCTCAAATTCATCCACACATCTATAATAGAGGCGTTTTTAACTTATTCAAGTACTTTGTTATATATTTACTTTTTGTAATCGATGGCTCCATATCGATAAATTTTCGAATTGCTGCAAATTCACTATCTTCATGTATATGCTCCATATAAAGTTCGCGAATTTTTTTATTTTCCAATATCTTCAAAAACACTGTTGGGTAATTCATCTTCTTACCGTTTAATAGAGATACAAGAGTACAAAATGAAAGAAAAGCATGAGCAAATTCTGCTTCCTCGATTTGCTGAGTTGGTGTCTCGACTAACATGGCTGTAAAAGTTTAGTTATATTAATAATTGTATCATTTAATATGCATCCCGCTACATCAGACGTGCCCCCACCGGAAGAGAGCTGCTTAGCTAGCTTACCTAGATCGATACCGCAGTTCTTATTCTTTCTCATAAGAACTACGTTCTTTTCAATATTAATTAAAAATATAATATCGCCTCCATGATCCTCTAATGCTTTATTAGCAATAGAATGAGGGTTTGCTGAAAAAAAGGCCCCTAATATATTATAACTCGTACCACCAAGTACAACGCTACCTATATATAAATCTGACTCTTTAAAGTAAGCTAGCGTTGATGTATAATCGGTTATAAACTTCTTAATAATTTGTATTGTGTCGTGCTTGGACATTACAAATTATTTAGTTCCTTTTTTTAATTACTCAACATATCAAGTGCATTAGCTGCTCCTCCTAAATCACCGTCATCATCATTTAACGTTTCATCCTCGCTAATAGTAAGAGTATTAAAATCAATTCGCATTTGATTACTGCCAAAATTCGGTCCAAAACGATTTTTCATCATATGTAAATTGATTATACTGAGCTCCTTATCTTCATCGCTCTGTGTAATGCCCACGATTACATCAGATGTCGCAGCTAGACCAATACTTTCCCCAATACTATCTAGTTTCGGGGCTTCTACATCGTAACCTGTACGATTAAGCTGGGTAGCACTGATAATAGGACATTCAAACTTATATGTTAGAGCTCTGATTTCTTCAGCAGCAGTCTTAATACGCTCATAAAGATTTGAATTCATCGAACCTCGAATGAGATTAATATAGTCTAGAACAATAGCGTCGATATGTATACCTTGCATTTGAACTGTTTTGATATAACTCGCAACTTGCTGTGCGCTAATTGTATTCGGTGGAAACTCTTTAATTAAGATTCTACCATTTGATGGCGTTTCACCGATCTCATCAATAGTATGCTTAAGAGTAACAGCTTCGTCTTTTAAGTTCGCTATTGGTATTCTAGTTATATCAGACGCAACGCGGCATCCGTACATTATCTCACTCATTTCTAGAGAGATAATAACGACGTTTTTACCTTGCCGACACATATTAGCAGCAATATTACCTAGGAAGATACTTTTACCGACGTTTGTTTGACCAGCAAAAACATAAAACGCTCTACCATTTGCTCGAAATCCGCCGTCAAGCTTTTCATCTAGCCATGGCCATAAAGATGGTATTACTGGTTGATCTGTTGTAATATCATCAACTAAAGTATCGATATCTTTAAACAGATCTAACCCGATATCATCTTTAAGATTAATACGGCAGCTCTTTTCAAATCTTTCTAGAATATAACTCGTATCAACTTTACCTGATGTAATATCCTCTGCTACATCCATCATAGTATGGTAGATTGCGCGTTCTTTAAGATATCTCTCGGTATTTTCGAGGAGTTCTTCCTTATTAAGTTTTTTGTCAATCTCGTTAAAGGTACCAGCAACAACTCTAAAAGCATCTTTCACTTCATCGTTGACGAGATATGTTTTAAGTTCAGTTACTGTAGGCGGAGTACCGCGCTTATTATAAAAGTCCTTGATGATAGTGAAAATAGTCTTAATGCTTTTATTAGCTATAAGAGCAGGGTCAATATGACCTATAATATCTGCCAGGTATTTTTCATCTGTCAAGCTTTTATATACAATAACTTTCTCGAAATAATCTAAATCTATTTTTTCCATTTATTAATAAAGTAATGTTGACCATCATAAAACTCTCTATCGGGATTCGTTAACCCTGGACTAGAATGTATGATGGGTATATCAACTACGCCTATTTTAACATTGTTCCTATTACATTCAAGTGAGAAATCTAAATCGTAATAGTGCCATTTACATGGGTATGTCTCATCGAATTTTACTTCTTCAGGTAACTGCTTTATATTAATACCAATGAATACTCCGTCAATAATTAAACATCTACTAGGGGTAGGACCGAAAGAAGTATACATATACGACTCTTCATTTCCGTGCGCTACACAACCTCTCTGATCCTTTCTCTCTGACATAAGATGCCATAAAGCAGGGTTACCAATTTTACAGGAAGTAGCCCCAGCTAGCCCAAATACTGTATATCGGTTCGCGCTATCCTGCAGACGCGACCGCAAGTCTCTTGTATTAATAAAAACATCATCATGTATAAAGACAGCAATATCAATATCATTCTGCTTAGCATCTTCTAAGAAATTATTATAGCATTTTTGTAAACTCCTAGTATTATTCTCTTCATAGTGTACATCAAACGGCATTATTGGACCATAATCCGCTAAAACGCGATTTAAAGATTTATAGAGAGGCGTCGTTTCTTTCTTGCCTTTTACAGCTGTATAAATTTTTATGTTATTCATAATCTTCGCGATCGTCTAATTCAGGCTTGTTTTCTCTATTCCAAATCATACCCATAATATTCCATAAAGCAGCACCTAGATGGTCCTCACTTACATCTCCAGTGAAATCTTCCATTAAATGTCTCATAGTACTGTCATATAATACAGAGTGGTTCATACCTTTCTTCCAATTATTTTCTCCATATGTCTCAGCTCCTTGAAGATATCTCATCATAACAGACTGCAGTGGTTTTATTGGTACTAAACTCATCCTCAACTTACCTTCACCGCAATCACGTTGTGCACCAGTTTCAAACTGGCGTGGTTTTCCTGTCGTCTTTAACTCTCCCATACGTTATTATCGTATCTATTATCAAAAAAATCAACCCATAAAGAAAGCGATAGACTCTTTAACGTCTCAAACATTTGATCTATGTTATTGCAATTATTATATTCATGTGTTGACTTTAAGACTTCGCCTTCATCAACACCCGGTGTAACTCGATGAATAACTGATCCTACAATAGGATAATTACCCTCATGGGCACGTACCTGTGGATCCTTACCTTTAAGCTCTGGGTATACTGTGATTAACCCGGGATGC